CAATAAAAGAAAATGGCGTATAAAAACAAAGACGATCAAAGAGCAGCAAGCCGTAGGCATTATCTTAAAAATAAAGAAAAGATAAAAGAAAGATCAAGATTAAGAAAATTAGAAAATCCTGAAAGAGAAGCAGAGTATAAAAGAAAATATGACAGAAAAGAATCCCCTATTGATGGAGTAAATATGGGTGCTTTTAATAGGAGGAAATGGGTAGCTAATAATCAAGAACAATATAAGATAACCAACAAAGAATGGAGAGATAATAACAAAGAAAAAATATCTAATTATAATCGTAAATATTGGGAAGCAAATAAAGAGAAAATAAAAGAAAAAAATAAAATAAAAACATAAAAATAAATAATTATGCCACTACCAAAACCAAAATCCTCAGAATCAAGAAAAGACTTTATGCAAAGATGTATGAGTAATTCTGTAAGCGTAAAAGAATTTCCAAATACAGATCAAAGATTAGCTGTATGTTCTGCTAAATACAGAGACAACTATAATAAGATACATTTAGAATCTTATAGCGACTATCCACAGGCTGCTGTAAACAATGCTAAGAGAGCTTTAAAATGGGTAAAAGAAAACGGATGGGGTTCATGTGGAGAAGCTACAGGTAAAAAAAGAGCTGCACAAATAGCATCAAAATCAAAAATAAGTAGAGATACTATTGCTCGTATGGCTTCCTTTAAAAGACATCAACAGCACAAAGACGTGCCTTATTCAGATGGGTGTGGAGGTTTAATGTGGGATGCCTGGGGTGGAAGTGCAGGTATCGAATGGGCAATAAGAAAATTAAAAGAAATAGATAGAGAAGAAATGGCTGAAGTAGGAGAAAGAGGAGGTATAAAAAAAAGTCCTAAAGCTCCTAAATCTGGCACTCCAAATAAAAACCCTAAAGGTAAAGGAACAGCTAAGGGAGATGCTTCTAACACTAGAGGAGCTAAAGTATCAAAAGCAGATGAAGCTACTTTAAAAAAGAAATCAGACGATTTTAATGAAAGATATAAAGAGAAGTTAGGTTATGGAGTAACTGTTGGAATGTTAAAAGCAGTATTTCAAAGAGGTCTCGGTGCTTTCAACACTTCTCATTCTCCTAAAATTAAAAGTGCATCAGCTTGGGCTTTTGCAAGAACTAATGCTTTTTTATATCTGGTTAAAAATGGGAGACCACAAAACGCTAAATATACAACTGACTATGACTTACTACCAAAGAAACATCCGAAAAGTAAAAAATAAAATTATGTGCTATCTAAGACAATTTGGAAATTATGTAAAACAATATTTTAATAAAGAGCAAGCTTTTTTGACTATTCCCAATAAAGTAGAAACTTTAGAAAACAAGGAAGAAGTAATGATTAAAGTAATGGAAATAATGGACTTACATATTGAGGTTGAGGAGGTTAGTTAAAAAAAGTATATAAAAGTATTGTTTTGTATTAGATTTATTCGTATAATGTATTGCTTAGTATGTACACTAAGAAATACCAAAACAGAAATAAGTACAAAGCTGTAAAACAGAAATTTGGTGGTCGTACATACCACAGTAAAAAAGAAGCTGCTTACGCTGCTGAATTAGAGTGGAGATTAAAAGCAAAAGAAATAGTTGAGTACATACCTCAATATCCACTAAGACTGTATGTAAATGAAAAGAAAATTTGTAACTACTTTATAGATTTTAAAGTGGTTTACCCAGATGGCTCTATAGAGCTAGTAGAAGTTAAAGGTTTTGAGACAGATGTCTGGAGACTTAAATGGAAACTAACCGAAGCACTACTTGATGAAATTGAACCTAATGCAACATTAGTATTAGTTAAATGAATATAAATCAAGTAATAATTGACATAGCTAAATTTCATGTAGAGTGGATTCGCTATGTATATCGTAACTCACTAAACATTTCCCAAAAGAGAAACGCTGAAGATTTTGTTCAAAACGCTTACCTAAAATTATTAAATCAACAAACATTTGACCCAATCAAATATTATGATTTAGAGGGAAAAATAAATAAGAAATACTTTCTAAGAACATTAAAGAGCTTATTAATTGACGATTATAAAAAGAAAAAGCTTAAAACTATTCGCATAGATTCTTCCATGGACATAGCAGAGCAAAACAATGAGAAGCCACAAATGGAGGTAGTGTTTAATAAGCTTGAAAAAACAATGAATAATATGTACTGGTATGATAAAAAGATGCTTAATCTTTATGTATATCATATTCCAAGCATAAGAAAAATATCTACTGAAACTACTATAAGTAGTAAGTCGGTATTTAAAACACTTAAAAGGTGTAAACTAACAATTAAAAAAGAAGTAGCAAACGAGTATTATTATGGCAAAACAGGTTAAAGCAAAAAAAGCAACAAGAAAAAAAGCTGCTCCAAAATCTAAAGGACTAGGAGATAGCGTAGAAAAATTTACTAAAGCAACAGGTATTAAAAAAGTAGTAGATAAAATAAGCGAAGCAACAGGAATTGACTGTGGATGTGATGAAAGAAAAAAACTGTTAAACAAATGGTTTCCTTACAGGAATAAAGAATGTCTAAACGATGAAGAATTAACATGGTTAGATAATTACTATAAAGAAAAAAAATCTACTGTAAGCTATGAGGAGCAAGTAAGGCTTATAGAGATTCATAATAGAGTACTGGGTTCTACAAGAAAGCCAAGCTCCTGTGGCTCTTGTGTTAGAGACCTTGTAAACGTAATGAAAAGATTATACCTGGAGTATAAGAAATGAAAAGCATAGCTATTGTTTCAAGGGTCTCCTCTGGAAAGTTTGTGAGAAACAAAGGAATGATAGCTAATGCAGTAAAACACTTTGAGGGAAAAGAAGTAGAAATAACTATTAAGTTGAAAAGAAAATACAGAAGTTCCCCTCAAAATGCTTACTATTTTGGAGTAATAATTCCAATAGCAGTAAATGCTTTTTATAATGAATGGGGAGAAGTATGGTCAAAGGAGAAAGCTCATGAGTTCTTTAAAAACAAGTTTCTGTTTGATGAAAGAATAAATGAAGAAACTGCTGAGATTATACATATACCCAAATCAACCTGTGATAACTCCACTATTGAACAAGAGGAGTATCACTTAAAATGTATAGAGTTTCTAAGGGAGTGGTTTAATGTAGAAGTGCCACTTCCAAATGAAAGTATAAGAATAGATTAACATAAAAATAAAACATGGTAATTCATAACTCAATATTTGATTCATATAGAATTGAACAAAAAAATAAAATTAGAACAGCAATAAAGCTTCTTAAAGAAGAGGGAGTTATTGTAAATGATAATAAAGGAGGTTTGAAATTGAATAACAATAAAATTGATTAATCAATCTTTTTCAATTATGGATAAAAGAAAATATAATGGAGGCAAAAGGGATGGAGCAGGTAGAAAGCCTAAATCAGAAGAACAGGATTTGATTGAAAAGCTAGATAAAATAATACATGAAGAAGATGTTATTGAAAAGCTAAAACAATTAATACTGGATGGAGATTTACGAGCAATACAGCTTTATTTAAATTATCGTAGAGGTAAACCAAAAGAAACTAAAGACATAACTATTAATGAGGACTTGCCTTTATTCATAGATTAAAATGCAAACCAAAAAAACCTTAGCCTTAAACAAATTAAGAAACCTAAGTGCCAGGACGAAAATTGTAAGAGGAGGTAGTTCTGCAGGGAAAACTATTGCTGTATTATTAATACTTATAGACTATGCAATAGTAAACAAAGGAAAAGAAATAAGCGTAGTAGCAGAATCTATCCCTCACTTACGTAGAGGAGCTTTAAAGGACTTTCTAACCATACTTAAAAGCCTGAATAGATACAAGGAGAGACAGTTCAATAGAAGTACCTTAAAATACGAATTTACAAATGGTAGTTACATAGAGTTTTTCTCCACAGACCAGCCTGACAAATTAAGAGGAGCAAGACGTACAGATTTATTTATAAACGAGTGTAACAATGTAAGCTTCGATAGTTTCCAACAGCTATCTATAAGAACTTCAGGTTCAGTTTGGCTTGACTATAACCCAACTAATTTATTCTGGGTTGATAAAGAACTAATAGGTCAAGAAGATACAGACTTTATAACTCTAACCTATAAAGACAACAATACACTTCCACAGTCTATAGTTAAAGAAATAGAAAAAGCAAAAGTAAAAGCTAAAACTTCTACATACTGGGCTAACTGGTGGAAAGTATATGGCTTAGGAGAAATAGGAAGCTTAGAGGGTGTATGTATTCCAGACTGGAGAGAGATTGATAAAGTGCCTGAAGATGCAAGACTGCTATGTGGAGGTATGGATTTTGGCTACTCCGTTGACAATTCAACTTATATTAGATTATATAAATGGAACAATGCTTATATCTATGATGAGCTGCTTTGCAGAAAAGGGATGCATAATAGAGACATCAGTTTGTTTCTTACAAATCAAAACGTAAAAGAAAACATATATGCAGATTCAGCAGAACCTAAATCAATAGCAGAGTTAAACAATTATGGACATAGAGTTTATCCTGTTACAAAAGGTAGAGATTCAATAGTTTACGGAATTAACCTAATGAACCAAAATGAAATCTATGTAACAAGAAGAAGTAAGAATTTAATTAGAGAATTGCAAGGTTACATTTGGGCTAAAGATAAAGAGGGTAACGATTTGCAAAAACCAACAGGAACACACCCTGACTGTATTGATGCAGCTCGCTATGCTTTAATGATGCAATTAGAAAATCCAAACAGGGGAGAATATCATATTTATTAAATAGGTGGAGTACAGTTTGTGATTATTTCGTACATATAGTATGAAAGCTAAACTATTAGTTCCAGAAAATCTGTCTGAAATCACACTTGGACAATATCAAAAGTTTCTAAAAATATCAGAAGAAAACAAAGACAGTATTTTTCTGCAACAGAAAATGATAGAGATATTCTGTAACGTAGAGTTGAAGAAAGTATTAAATATAAAATACAGCTCCATAAACAAAATAACAAAACACCTTAACAACCTTTTCGAACAGAAACCATCCTTTATTCCAACTTTTAAAAAAGGAGATTTTGAATTTGGGTTTATTCCAAAACTGGATGACATGACTTTTGGAGAATACGTTGACTTAGATACTACGATAGCAGATTGGCAAACAATACATAAAGCTATGGGAGTATTATACAGACCTCTCAAGTTAAAACAAAAAAATAAGTATTTAATTGAACCCTATGAAAATTATGATAAATACGAAATGAAACAAATGCCTTTAGATATAGTATTGGGTTCGCTTGTTTTTTTTTGGAGTTTAAGCAAAGAATTAATGATACATATACCGAGCTTTTTCAAAGTGGAGGTGGAGAATCTCAGCTCACAGCAAAAGCAAATTTTGGAAGAAAATGGGGTTGGTATTCAAGCCTATATGGACTCTGTAAAGGAGATGTATTACAGCTTAACAATGTTACAAAACAACCAATTCATAAATGCTTAATGTTTTTATCGTTTGAAAAAGATAAAATAGAAACAGAGACTAGAATGTTAAAAAGTAAGATGAAGATATGATTGAGGGGGTTGCTAAATATGTAGATAAACTTGAAGAAACTATAGAGTATTATAATGACTATAAAAAAAGGCTATGTCAACTGATTATAGTTAATTGTTGTTATAAGATTCCATATAGTTCAAAAAGAAATTTAAAAAGTGCAGTAAAAAAAAGAATACATTTTACAACTAGAGAAATGACAGCATTACTTAAAGAGTTACAAGAAATAGAAGTATTAGTACATGATTTAAAAACAGAAAGAAGTCAAATATAAATGAAAGAGTTTTTAGTAGAGGAGCTGTACGAAAGAGGATTAATTCCTTATGATGAAAGCATAGTTCTGGCAGAGGGTTTTGAAGATGCTATGATAGGCATATCTACATCAGTTCCAAAAAGAGCAATATATGATTACTGGAAATGTCTTGACTGCTTATTACAGGCTAAAGTAAATAATGAAGTCTTTGATTTTGATGCAGCTTTAGACTGGCTAAACGATTATATAAAAGAAACAGAAAAAACTAATATTAGACAATACACACCAATATTTATAAAAACAATATGACAGCTTATTATAACATAATAGATAAACTTAAAACTGCATTAGAAGCAGAGCCTTTTGTAAATACAGTTAGCTTTGGAAACATATATGACATAGACTTGTCTAAACAAAGCATATTTCCATTATCACATATAATTGTTAATCAGGCTGTAATATCAGCTCCAACTACTACGTTCAATGTAACGATTATGTGCATGGATGTAGTTGATAATCCTAAAACAGAAAACGCTTCTGCATTCTTAGGAAACTCCAATGAGCAAGACATACTTAATACTCAATTAAATGTGGCTGCAAGAATTACAAGTAAATTAATGAGAGGAGACTTGTTTAGTGACTTATTTCAACTAGAGGGAACTGCAACCTGTGAGCCTTTTAATGAAAGGTTTGAAAACTCATTAACAGGATGGGCAATAACATTTGATATAACAACTCCAACTGATATGACTATTTGCTAATGGATTTAAAAGAATTAGAAAAAGAATTAAATAAGTTTGGAAAGTATGTAGTCCAACAAGCTAGGAGTAATCTTACTAAAGAAAAACATAATGCGACTAAAGAGCTTTATAATTCTATAGGATATTTTGTTGACCAAACAGCTCAGGGTTATAAGTTAAGCTTTGAAATGGAAGATTATGGAATGTTTCAAGACAGAGGAGTAAGGGGTGTTAAAAGTTATTATTCCCAGTCTGCAAGTTCTCCATTTTCTTATAAGCAAAGCAGTAATCTTGTAGGTTTAGAATATCATACTGGAGTGTTTGCAAAATTTGCTAAAAGAAATAAGATACAACCTAGAAATAAAAAAGGTCAATTTGGAACTTATAAGTCAATGGGTTTTATATTGGCAAATAGCATAAAAGATAAAGGTATAAAAGCAAGTATGTTTTTTACAAGACCTTTTGAAAAGTCATTCGAAAGATTGCCAGAAGATATAGCAAATTCTTTAATCAAAGATTTAACAGATAATATTTAAACATGAGTACAATACTAAATGCAAGAAGTCCATACTATATAAAAATAACTCCTGCTGCAAATACAATAACGTCAGTTACAATGAGCCTGTATATATATTCAGGAACATTTACTACAGACAAACCTGCATCACCACAGTACACACTTACTAAAACACCACTATCAGGAAATAACTTTGTGATATTTGAAATAAGTGGACTGGTAAAAGATTTTTTAGACACTGAGTATGCAAACTTCTCTACTGATGGAGTTTGGGTTGAGGCTGATAGTGCAATAACAACTAATGCAGGCTCAGAAAGTCAAAGCTTAGATTTATTAGGTTTTGAGGGTTATGGATATTTTGAAAACGGAGTAAATCCAAGAGAATCAACAAATCCAGTTAATACACTTGTAAGCTCCACTACAACAGGTTCAACTACTGCATTTAAATTAATAGATTCTACTCAAACATTTACTCAGTCTGTTACAGTAGGAGATACAGTAAACAATACAAGTGATGCAACTTCTACAACAATAGCTGCTGTAGAAAGTAACACAGAGCTGTCTTTAGTTGCAGACATAATGACCTCAACCCCTGACAATTATACCATAGTTGCACAGCCTAACTTTACTCCTGCATATATGCAAAGTAACACAAAAATTTATTTTAAGCAGGGAACAGACATAGTGTTTCCAGTATTTGTAGAAGCTGAGCCAACTATTACTTTTACAAGTGGTGGTGGTGCTAATGTTAAATGGAATTTAGCAGATGAGTTTTGGAATTTATTTGCAGAGTTTTGGGGTTCTACTTTAAATCCGATAGTAGTTACAGATACTAATAATTCGACACTTAAAATAAAATACATAAGAGTTACTCCAACTAACAGTTTACAAACTGGAGATACAATAACTGTAGTATCTACTAAAAGTGGATATGCACAAAGCCACACTATTACTTTAGAAGCAGTATGCGAAATTAAGTATCAGCAATTACAAGTTATATTTTATAACAAGTTTGGAGCTTTGCAGATTATGCCATTCTTTAAAAAGTCAACTACCTCCATATCTACTCAAAGTGATTCATTTCAAAGAGATATAATGGACTTTACAAATGACCCTACTTATGATAAATCAAAGCATGTTGTTGCTACACTTGGAGTAAATGGTAAAGAAAAAATAAGTATGAATACTGGCTATATAGAAGAAAGTTATAATGAAGTGATAACTCAATTATTGTTAAGCGAACAAATTTGGGTGGACGATGGAACTAACATTCTTCCAATAAATCTAAATACTAAATCCTTAACATTTAAAAAGTCTGTTAATGATAGGTTAATTAATTACACTTTAGATTTTAACTATGCCTTTGATAAAATAAATAATGTTAGATAATGCAGTTTATACAGTTATACATACAGGGTCAAAGAGTTGACTTATTTGAAGATGAAAGCGTTTCCATAACCAATACTTTACAAAATGTTAAAGATATTGGAAAAGTGTTTACAAGCTTTTCGCAAAGCTTTACGCTTCCTGCTTCAAAAGATAATAACAAGATATTCAAACACTACTACAACTTTGATATTGTAAATGGTTTTGATGCCAGGTTAAAAGTAAATGCAACTATTGAGCTTAACTACTTAGAGTTTCAAAAGGGTAAAATTAAACTAGAGGGAGTTGAAATGAGAAAGAATGATGTATATGCCTATAAGGTTACATTCTTTGGAAATACAGTAGAATTAAAAGACCTTATTGGAGAAGACACTTTAGATGCTTTAGTAGGTGATTCTAATTGGATAGATGGATTTACAAAACAATATGGAAACGATACTATTGCTGTAGGCTTGCAAAATGGTTTTGATATTGTAAACGATGGAGTGACGTATGATAAAGCTATAGTAGTTCCATTAATAACTCATACAACTAGACTGTTTTTTGATTCTGCAACTGATACAGCAAATGACGGAAATTTATCTCCAAATGGTAACGGAGAAAGTGCAGCTATGAATCATGGGGTATATTGGAAAGATTTAAAATATGCCATTAGAGTACATCTTATAATAATGGCTATTGAAAAGA